TCTCGAACGCAAACAACACCGAGAGCGATATTTCAATGAGTACCCGAGCTTACATCCAGAGTTCTGTCGGGCTACACCTTAACCCTACACACATGGAGAAGGTACTTGATCAGAGCGCGGACGGAAGTCTATACTTAAACTTTAAGACTGACGTTAGCGGTGGGTCATTGGTCGGTGGCTGGAATACAAGCCAAGCACCAACTCGACTAGAGGCAGAGCCAGTTTACTTAACGGAATAATGGAGTTATTAAAATGAATAAAAATATATCAGTATCAAAAGCATTAGCAAAAGCAACAGCCGAGTTAGTCCCTTATGATGATGATCGCCCACCTGTATACCGAGTATACGTGGCAGAGCCTGTAGAGTTTGGCATTGACATTCATGCTGATAATGAAAAGGATGCAATCGCAAAAACTATAGAGCATTTTAACAGCGTACCTAGCGTAATGCTCCCTGAAGGTGTTGTTGCAGATAAGAGTTAGAGCTATGGAGCTTGGCTTACCAAAAAAAAGAATTAGGGGAGGCACAGAGTGGGGGCTAGCACGTAAGCGCGCTATAGCCAGCAAAGACCCAGTCTGTGCTATTTGTCATGGCTATATTGATCTAGAAGCCCCAGCATTTACTCCTAATGCGGTAGAGGTCGACCACATAGTGCCTATAGCCCGGGGAGGCTCACTGTACGAGTTAGACAACCTACAGCTTACCCACAGCCGGTGCAACCGTAAAAAGGGTGCAAAGATGGCTTCTGACTATGAGGGGCTTAAGGTAGAGAACCCTGTGCCACTATCAAACAACTGGTAATGCGTGTTACAATAATAATATCTAAATGGAGGGTTTGAGCATGAACGGAATAGATATTAGCGGTTGGCAACCAGCAAACGTAACCGAACTGGTAAAAGATTATGACTTTGTAATCATAAAGGCTACCGAAGGCACTAGTTTTGTATCTCCCTTCTGTGACTCTCAATACCAAAAGGCAAAGGCTCGTGGCAAGCTAGTCGGTGTTTATCACTTTGCAAGCGGTCTAGACCCTGTCGCAGAGGCTAATTACTTTATTGATAACGTACAAGGTTATGTTGGCGAGGCTGTTTTGGTACTCGACTGGGAGGCTAACGCTATCTCGCGCGGTCCTGAGTGGGTTCGTTCGTTTGTTAAGCAGGTCAAGGCTCGCACTAACGTGCCTCCTATGATTTACGGTTCTGCAAGCCCTCTAGCGGCACAGGGGATACCTGCAGTAGCCCAGCAAGAGAATTGTGGCTTGTGGGTCGCAGCATACCCATCTAGCGCGCCTACAGGCTATCGTGACGAGCCACAGCTACTAGGCTCTGTAATACGCCAGTATGCTAGCACAGGGCGCTTGGCTGACTATAACGGCAATCTCGACCTCAACCGTTCTGTATTAACTCCAGAACAGTGGAAAGCATACGCCAAGGGCGGTCGTGACGGCAGTAGCCCAGCACCAACTCCTCCACCAGCCAAAAAGACAAACGAGCAAATTGCCGATGAAGTAATCGCTGGCGCATGGGGTAATGGCGAAGATCGCAAAAACAAACTGAGCGCGGCTGGCTATGATCCTACTGCAGTACAGGCTATCGTTAACCAAAAGCTCGGTGGAGCGCCTGCCAAGAAGTCAGACGACCAGATAGCTAACGAAGTCATTGGTGGACTCTGGGGCAACGGTCAGGAGCGCGTAGCTCGCCTGCAACAGGCTGGATACGACCCTGCGACAATTCAGGCACTAGTAAACCAGAAGGTCGGCGTACCGGCGCAGAGCGTAGCTCAGTACTTCACAATCCCTAGCGGTCCTGCAGGATACCTAGGCAACGTATCGGCTCGCTTTGGCACACCAGTTCAGACACTTGTAGACTGGAATAAAGGAAAGTACCCAAATATGTCAGCTAACTATGTCCAAGCTGGCTGGGTAATAAGGGTAAAATAATGGACGATGTAAAGCGTAAAGCACTCATTGAAACCCTGAAGTCTATCGGGCGTGGGCTGTGGTTCGGTATTCTCGGTCTGGTTGTAGTAGCGCTCACTGCTTTAGCTAGCAGCGGAGCAGTAACAGACGTAACTGTAGTAGTCGGTGGATTGACTGTTAACTTAGCTGTGGTCATAGTGGCTGTGGTTGGCTTCATAGCCAAGACCATCGATACATACATACATAAAAACGATAACATCAAATCAAACGGACTCGCGCCGACCTTCTTACAGAAGTAAACGACCGAGAACCAAAAAGGAGCGCCCTCGCAATAGCGCTCCTTTTGTTTTGGTCAGCTTTTTGTGTTCCTCACTGAATGGTCACATCATACCTCTGTTGGTTTTACTTGGTCAAGTGATTTACTGCCCTTTTCAGTATTGCAGTACTGGCAGGCTGGCTTTATGTTGTCTAGGTTAAAGCGCAGGCTGGGGTCTCGCGACCGGCTCACAACGTGATCTAGCGTTAATTGGCTAATATCTATCCGAACAGGACACCAAGGGTGTATTTGTAAGTAGCAAAGCCAGTATCTGCCCTCTACTGGCGGTGGGTTCTTTCTGATCCATGTTGCTCGAGTAATAAACCACTGCTTTGTAGTTTTGCCTACTTTCTTAAGCGGCACTCGTTTCATAGCTTTTCTAGGGTTAGTGCGACACTGATAAGGGAAATGCCCCATCAGCCCACAGTGTTTGCAGGGCTTCTTAGGGAATCGGTCCATGTCTTGTAAATACCTCCATTCTTACTAGCTTTATTGTAACACTTGTGCTTGTGTTACAATTAGGTTACAAAACCATAATGCATACGGGAACTACCCGGTAACAAAGGAGAAGGCAAACATGGCTAAAGCACCATCAGAGGTATCTGTAAAAGTTTATGTGGAAAAAGTCGACAAGCTGATAGCCAACGACCTCAACCCTCGTAAGATTAATAAAAAGGCATACGAAGCACTCAAGAAATCGCTCCGCGACTTCCCAGAGATGAAACAGCTCCGCGAGATAGTGGTAGACGAGAACCTAACCATTCTCGGCGGCCACCAGCGTATATATGCACTTAAAGACCTCGGCTACTCCGATGTAACGGTCAAGCAAGTAACAGGGCTTACCGAAAAACAAAAACGTGAATTTATAATCAAGGACAACACCGCCTCTGGCGAGTGGGATACTGATATTATTGCAAACCAGTGGGATATAGAAGAGCTAGAAAACTGGGGCGTGCCAAACTTCAACTTCGGCGATATTAAAGAGGAGGGCGATGAGCCAGCCTCTAAAGACAATACTGATAAAACACACACCTGCCCGGGCTGTGGTCTAGAGTTCGAGGATTAGAAATGGAGTTAAATCATGGCACGACATTATGGCATCCCCTATATGGGGTCAAAGCAAAAACTAGTAGATAAAATAATACCCTTTATCATTAACCGACATCCCGATGCCGATTGTTTTTATGATCTATTTGGCGGAGGCGGTAGCGTGGCACTTTATGCGGTCCGCAAGTACCCACACCTTGATGTGGTCTACAACGAGCTGTCACTTGCCATTGGTAGCCTAATGCAACACCTGAAGGACGGCGGCGATATACCGATGGACTTTGTTACGCGTGCAGAGTTTGAGAAAGGCTACAAGGGCGATGATTGGTATGCTGGCTTACTTCAGACTTGCTGGACGTTTGGAAACAACCAGAAGAGCTATTTATACGGTTTACCAATACAAGACTTTAAGCAAGAGCTGTCTGCGTTGGCTACTACCGGTCATGCTGATATTGAATACCTGCAGGACTTTGCAGACCAGTTTATATTAAAAGAGTATAAAAAAGTTGTTCAAACTCGCATATTTCTAAACCACAACCGATACCACACTCCTTACCAGCGCCGCATCGTACTTGCTCGGCAGGTGCAGTACCTTGGAGCGCTTCAGCACCTTGCAAGGCTTGAGCGCCTGAAGCAGATAGAGAATATGCCCGGTATCAGCACGCTGGGCATCAGTAAAGGCTTGAGCTATGATGCAGTGCCTATAATTGGCGTGAAACCAATAGTCTATTGCGATCCACCATACGAAGGCACTGCAGAGTACCGCGAGGGTGGATTCGACCATAAAGCCTTTTATGAATGGTGCATGACTCGTGACTTCCCTGTATACGTTAGCAGTTATAAAGTAAGCGATCCCCGGTTCAAGCTGATAAAGGCAGTAAAGACCAGAAGCCTACTAGCCAGCGCTTACACAGACGAAGCAACGTATAACTATGAGAATGTGTACTGGAATGGCAAATAATAAAACAGTTAGAGCAAAGGTGTCAAATGACAAACCAAAGCCTGAACCTGCAAAACCTACCACTGTTAAATCAAAAGTTAGAGATAAAATACCTGCAGTAAAGGCTAAAAAAAAGACACCCGCGAAACCAAAGCAACCACCTATTACAGATGAGTTGTTTGAGAAGTGGTTTTTAACTAGGAGCGCCGACCAGTTCAAAGAGCTTATTACTCTATGGAATGAAAAGAAGCTCCGTATACGCATTACACCGCAAGCCGACTATGATGCGTGGCTTAACTACTTTAAGAGTATGCCAGCTCGCAAACTGCAGGTTCTATCTACTACTGGCATGGATATTTTACCTGCCGAGGCGTACTCGGCACTCCTGCGCTGGCGTGACATCATAGCAAACCCACACCGCATTGATAAGATCCACCAGTCTGGGCTTACCAACGCAGCAGGCGACAAGAACAAGAAGACAATAGCCCAGCTCGCACTCGATAACGACCGACTGGGCGTTCTACAGGCGACACGCGATAAAATAGCCGAGAAGCTGGACAAAGGCGCTGGTAGCCGAGATACGGCGCTCCTGACGCGTGAAATGACTGAGATTATGACCCAGATTGCTGATTATGAAAAGCGCCTCGGTCCAAAAAAGGAAACCAAGCTCGGTCAACTGATGGAAGATATGCCAATGAGTCGCAAGCGACCAAGCGAGAATGGCAAGGGTGCAGACCACATGAGCTTTAGATCAAGAGTAACAATAGAGGATGTGGAGGCTTAAAATGGCAGAGAAACGTAAAGGCAATCAAAAACCAAGAATAGATATATACCGCAATGGCGATATTTGGCTAGCCGACAAAACAATACAACTGCTTGAGCATTACGGTGTGAAGCTCTTACCTTGGCAAAAGTCCGTCCTATACAGGTGGATGGCAGTAGAGCCTAGCGAAGATGGCAATGGCTGGGTATGGGTAAACCCCGACTGTGGCTTGCTAGTACCTCGACAGAACGGTAAATCGGAGTTGCTTATAGCTCGTATCGTTGGTGGCATGGTGTTTCTTGGCGAAGCAATCATTTACACAGCACAGAGCGAAACAACCGTTGCTGAAATCAAACGCCGTATTCAGAGGTTCTTTTATGATGCCGAGGAAGAGATACGCGACATGATGACTGAGGAGTTCAATAAAGACCCCAAGAGTCTAGACTATGTGGAGCTTCGCAATCGTGGGCGCTGTGTATTCCGAACGCGTACTCGTACTAACGGTCTTGGTAGCACAAACGATACCCTGTTAAAAGATGAGGCACAGGAAGAGACCGATGCGCAGCAAGAGGCGCTATTGCCTACAATCTCTGCAGGTAAAAACCATAACCACCAGACTATCAGCGCCGGTACTCCACCAAGTGGCGGTGGCAACGGCACAGTCTTTACTCGCGTGCGCCGTAAAGTCCTAGACGGCAAAACAGTAGATGTATGCTGGCAGGAGTGGTCCGTTGATACTATTACCGATCCAACCGATGAGGATGCGTGGTATCAAGCCAACCCGAGCCTTGGTTACTTCTTAATGGTAAGTGCAGTCAGAAAAGAGTCTGCCCAAATGGCGGTCGACAGCTTTAACAAGATGCGCCTTGGCTGGATAGCAGGTGTAGAGAATATGCGCGCTATCTCGGACGACCAGTGGCTACCCCTTGCCGTTAAGGAGGTGCAACTGCCCGAAAACCCAAACCTCGTCTATTCTATAAAGTTTGCACCCGACAGGAGCGCCGTATCGCTAGCTGTGGGCGTTCTAATGCCTAATGGTAAGGTACATATCGAAATAGTCGAGCGAAAGCCAATGAGCGCAGGCACACACTGGCTGACGGCATGGCTATTGTCCGAGAACCGCTGGCGCAAAGCTAACAAGATAATCATTGACGGTGCGGCAGGCACGCAGTTGCTAGTAGAAGACCTCGTGCGGTCAGAACGTAAAATGAGCAAAAGGATACTGACACCTAACGTAAAAGAGGCAGGCGCAGCCTATGCAGCGTTTATGGAGGGTATAGAACAGCAGTTGCTAACTCATTACGACCAGCCAGCGCTTAATGTATCAATACGAACTGTCAAGAGGCGTGATATTGGTAGGGACGGTGCTTTTGGTTACGCCAGCATGAATACCGATATACAGTCCGATCCAACCGAAGCCGCAGCATTCGCATATTATGGCGCTATCCGCTTTAAGAAAACTGGCGGCTCTACCGGCACTCGCCAGCGCGTTATGGTTTAACAACAAGGGGTCGTGTGATAAAATGAAGCCAGCGTGTAGGCAAGTAAGACAGCCTCACTCGCGAGAAACTCCATTTCGGCAGAACGGCACATCGCAAGGTGTGCCTTTTGCTTTGCGCTATACTGTGTGCATGGATAAGAAAATACAAATGTTAATGATCATTCGCGGCTAGTATGGACGGCGATTGGTGGATGCAGGAGATATGGTAGTGGAGTCAGCACCCGATACTGAGAATGTTTTGTATATTGATGAATACCCAGAGCTTGCAAAGCGAGTGTGGCTTCGCAGGTTGGCAGAGCAAAGACTTGCTAAAGTAGCGGTTCTTTACTGCGACATCGTGCCGTTTCCTAAACCACCTGACGGCGCAGCGTAATGCCTTACCGCTGTATTGCTGGGCATACAAGCGAACAGCAGGGCATCTGCTTAGTAGATGGATGTGGTCATTGGCTTATGCTTGTGGTAGTATCTTAGGCTATCAAATAAAGGAGAATACTATGATCAGTCGTGCAAAGTTTCAATGCCAGAGAATAGAAGAGGTCAAATACGCAGGTTATGATACTCGTAAAGTTATATTTACACCTGTAATACCACAAAACACTAGTGGTAATCCTGAAGACAAGAGCTTCTGGGAAAGTACACCAAGCGGTGAGATAAGCCTAGTTATTAGCAAAGAAGCTGTGGCTAGCAAGATGTTTGAGCCGGGTAAGAAGTACTATGTAGACTTCTCGCTCGCTGATCAGTAAATATACTGAAACTCGCCAGCGTTAGCTATACGAGTATTAACTTTACCCCAGCCTGCGCTGGCGTTCATTTCAGATATTGTAATTGAGTCGCCGTTTACGCTCTCAACGTATACAACGTGTCCTAGCGCACCGCGAGTGGTAGTTCCTACAGCGCCCGGGCGAGGAGCAGAGCCTACAGCCATACCCATTGCTTGAGCATTACCATACCAAGAGTGTGCATCGCCAAGCATATTAGGCAGGGAAGCACCGCGCCTGTTTTTAACGTACCAAGTACAGTAACCATAATCGTAAGTATTGCCTGCATCGCCTGTAGCATTGTAGTTCTGCAGAGGAGCGACACCCGGCGTTGTTGCTGGTAGTGCAACTACTGCAGGCAGGTCGCGTGCTAGTACCTCGTCTGGTGTTGGTAT